GATAAAGGGTTTATCTTTAGAGGCGATTCTAGAGACTTTTTAATCGTAGATATTATGCCTAAATTAGATGATACGCAATTTAGTTTTAATGACGATAACAAAGCTAATACTTCCTTTAGAATGCTTTTTACTTTTTCAATATATAATACAGAAGAAATTGCCGGAGAATTACCTGGTGAAAAATTCAAAAAACTTTATTTTTGGGATATATATCATGACGTTTTAAAGAATAAAAATTCATATTTTTCAACTTCAAATTATTTAAAAAATAAACCTGGCATTAATAATTTGTCTAATACTGAAAGAGGTATACCCACAGGCGTTGCAATAAAATATTTTTTACAAGAATTTTTTAATAAAGATGACGGCTTATCTATTTCTATTAATGAAAATGAATTTGATTCCGGAAGCACTTCCGTGTTCTTTTCTGCACCTGCGCGCTTTAAAGGGATTGATTGCCTTACTTATCTTTTGAATAGACATGTTTCCGATGCAAATAATAATTTTGACCAAGGGTTTTTAAGGAAAAGTAGAAGTGATTCATCTTTCTCACTTCAAAGCCTAGGAACCTACTTTAAAAAAGCATTGACAGAGAATAGCCCTTCTATTGGTCAGTATTTTTTAGAGACGTTTAAAATTGGCGAATACTCTGATAAAAATAATGAGTTTATTATAGAAAGCGTATCATTTACACCGCCAAATTCCTTATACTTAGGAAAATACGGAACTATTAGCAATTTTGTATATGACCCTATGCCTGGTGAATATACCCAGCAAGATCTAGTCACCACCCTAGTCCATAGCTATAACAATGATGAAAAATCTTTTAATATCGACCAAGACCGTAATACAATAATGTCTATACTTTCAGTTTATGGAAAAAACTATGTAGAGCCATTTAATAAATTATGTCCAGATGAAAATGCACATATTAATTTTTACCCCGGTGAATATAGAATGCAGCAAAAGAATGTTAAAAATATTCTTTCTGTAGTTGAAGTTAATGCAGATCAAAGATTAGCCGCAGGAAGAAATAGAGCTATTTTTAATAATGTTTTTCTAAATAATACAGTGTTATTTAAAGTACCGGGATCTACTCACCGACAAGCAGGTAGGTTTATAGGTATTAACAGAGAAGGTGCAACCGCATATAGCGATTTTGATAGTAAAATTTTAGGTGTATATTTTGTTTTAGAAGTTAAACATTTATTTGAAGGTAATGATTATTTTACTGAACTAAGATGTGTTAAGACATATAGTTATGATAATCTGTTCTTAAATACAAAGAGTAGATAATATGGTTAAAACAGCGACAAAAACACTTTATCCGGAATTAGTGGATTCTAATATCGCTAATTCTGTAGAGTTTGTAAAAAAATACTCTAATTTTTTACCTAGAATTGGAAGTATAACTTATACTAATCCTAATCAGCCTGTTGATTCTGTAGTACCACAAGCTTTACCAGGTGTAAACGAGGACGGTACTTATCAAATGGATGTTAGAGTTACTGGCTATTCGCCAGATGAACCGACTTCAGACCCTGATACACGTGCCGGTCTTGCCTCGCAGACAAACACCTACGGAAAACTACGTCAAGGCTATAGTGTTGCTGTTGACCCCAAAGTCATACCTTATGGTAGCCGTATATCTATACCTGGTTTAGGGGATAGTTTTGTAGCCATGGATACAGGTGGCGCTGTAAAGAGTCGTCAGGCCAGTAAAAAAACCGGGGGTCAGCCTGTAATAGATGTTTATTTTGATTCATACAGCCAGCAGCTGCAGTTTGAAAGAACAAATAAACCAGTTTTAACTGCAAAAATTTATCCACCAGACGGTACAGCTATTCCAAGCGTAGCGCAAACAGATAAAACAGAACAACAACAAACTGAGACTGTAGGCGACTTAACTCCTCAATTAGAGACTTCTATTAATTATTGGAATGCTAAAAAGAGCGGTGATCCTGTAACAGCGTTAGTTAGCTTTTTTGAATTATTAGATAGCACTACATTAAAAGAATTTAATAACGATTTTGTATTTTTTTGGTATAAGAAGCTTAACGCTACAATTGATGTGGTAAAATCGCAGTTAAATTTAGCGGATGATTCATTATTAAACGCTCCAAGCGATAGTATAGGGCTGTTAGTTAATGTTAAAAATAAGTTTGATGATAGTGTATCACCTATTACTGATGTTATTTTATCATATGGTCCTCCTAATATAGTGCCTGTGTCTTTAAAAAACAAAGTAAGCTCAGTTACAAGCAGTGTTGTAAATGAGATGTCTACAAAAAATAGTATTTTAATGAAAGGTAATCTTCTTAATATAGTCAAAACTAGCGATCCTAAGAGTGTAATTACAGATACAACACAATCACACGGGCTTAACCTGATGACTGATTATAATTTTTACCAAACGTTTTATAAGAATATAGAGTCTCTAATTAATGAATTGTTCGCAGAGTTTAGTAACACTAAAGACTACATTACATTCTTTAGCAATATTAATGATAAAATAGGATATAATTGTAGAAACTATACAAACAACAATTTACAGCAAATAACAGATGTTACTTTTGATATGTACATAGAGGAAGCCAATCAAACCTTAGATTTACTAAAAAATAAAATAAAAGATTCAATGAGTAATATGACTATTAAAAATACTCTATCCATAAATCAGAAGTTAATAAACAAACCTACATTAACTACAAAGGATATCAATGATAAATTCACTTATAAGCAGAGAGTATTCAATGTTGTACCTATTTCTAAAGCATCATCTGCACTTACTAACGCTCGAGGAGCTATTCAGAATCTTCAAATACCCAACGCTAACTTATCTAGACTTAATATAGTTGCGCAAAAGACAGGAATTACAGAAATACCGTCTGCTTCACAGTATTTAGGTGATGTAAATAATCTAACTAGCTCTATAACCAACTTAGACGCTGTTAAGCAAGTAGCTAATTTAAATATGCCATTGTCTCTTCCTTCAGTTGACGCAGGCTCATTCCCAGAACTGGCAGCAATCGCTACTAATACTAGTTTTAATAATCCTGATCCCCAAGCTATATTAGCTAAAGTCGAATCAATTAAAAATACTTTATGTGATTTTAAGCTACCAGTTGTAGGGAAGATTGATTTTAATGCGCTAGCTAATGCAGATATTGATTTTGACCCTGAATCACTCGCTAAAAGACTTGAAGCTATGTTACCTAAGATCACATTACCTAAGACAGATGATTTTAAGAAACTGTTTATAAAGCTAAAGCCTAATTTTAATCAAATATGGAAAGATTTCTATGCTAAATACTTTGAATGCAAAAATAACAATAATAATTTAGCTTGATGGTTCTATATCTATTATTTTTGCGTTAGTGTTTGCTGTGTCTATAAGCATTTTAAAGACTTGCTCTCGTGTAGCTAATAATTTGTTATTATTATCAGCTTCTTTTAATTCTTTTTTAGTACCTATATCCATTTCCTTAGCTTTAATAACAGTTTCATTTCTTTTATCAGTTACAATAATCTTATTAAGCGTCTCAATAGCAGCAGAAGTTGCAGCAATTAAATCAGCAAGTGACCCTACATCTTTACTTTCAGGTGCAGATGATATATAATCTTTAACGTTAGACACTACATCTAAGCTTTCCTCTACTAACTTACCTGCCTTTTCAACAACAAACCGTTCCATATCCTCTTTTTTAAGCGGGTTTGACTCCTTTTTAGCTACTTCTGCCTTTTTATTAGCGTCATTTAGCTGCTCTAGTAGATCACCTACCATTTCGTTAAGTTCTTCGCTCATAATATTATTTATCTACTATTGATTTTTATAAACATGTATTATAATAGATGTATGTATAATGTAACTAAAGATGCAGATCCAAATATACAGTTTCTACCTGTACTAAAATTCGAAAAAACGCATGAGCTAGCTAAATTACCGACTAAAAATCATGAATCCGATACAGGATATGATGTTTATTCAGTCGAAGACACGGTAATACCAGCAAAAAGCAATGCAGTCGTAGGTGTGGGCCTGAAATTCGCTTCAATACCCGAAGGATACTGGGTAAAAGTCGAATCCAGAAGCGGCTTAGGATTTAAACATAGTATTTTAGCACATCCCGGTATTATTGATTGTGGATATCGAGGCGATGCAGGGGTAAAGCTATATAATCTTTCTGATAAAGATTACGAAGTCAAAGCTGGTGATAGAATTGCTCAGTTTGTAGTATATCTTAACTTTTCTATGCCAGTAGAATGGGGTAAATGTGAGAATAGTGAGAGAGGTGAGAAGGGATTTGGCTCTTCAGGTAAATAATGAGTATCGATTTTAGTAACCTATGGGTCGAAAAGTATAGGCCTAGCGCTTTATCTGATTTCACTATATCAGATAAAAATAAAACCGTTATAGAGTCGTATAAATCGCAGAAAGAAATACCTAACCTACTTTTTATTGGCACTCCTGGTATAGGTAAGACGACATTAGCCAAGATTCTTGTTAATGAGGTATTAGAGTGTCAGTACCTATATATTAATGCAAGTGATGAAAACGGAATTGATACAATTAGAACAAAAGTTACAAGTTTTGCGCAAACAAAAAGCATAGATGGTAAGATAAAGGTTATTATTTTAGATGAAACTGACGGTCTTTCTATTGATGCTCAGCGTGCTCTTAGAAATACTATGGAAGAGTTTGCTAAGATTACCCGGTTTATCTTAACTGCTAACTATAAACATAGAGTTATAACAGCATTGCAAAGCAGATGCCAAGGATTTGACCTTACACCTAGCTTAGATGGGGTTGTAAAAAGGTGTGTGCATATTCTTAAGGCGGAAAAAGTTAATATACCTACTGAAGAAAAGCAAAAGTTAATGGAATTTATTAAATCCTTTTACCCGGATTTGCGTAAGTGTATAAACGAATTACAAAAATCTTCAGCAAGCGGTACACTTAAACTTACAGACTCGTTTAACGATGACGTACTAACATTGATATACGAACAAATTAAGAATAAGAATGTTATAGCTCTTCGTAAAGCTTTAATTGAGAGTGAGCAGCAGTTTAATAGTGATTATGTCACACTAATGCGTAATTTGTTTAATTATATAGACAATCAGGACATACAGCTTAATGTTAAAAAGAAGTACTTATTAATCTTAGCCGAGCATTTGTACAGAAGCAGTTTTGTAGTCGATCAAGAAATTAATTGTTATACTTGTTTTATTGCGATGTCTGAAGTTAGCGCTTAGGAAGATATTTATAAGTATAAGATGCGGGGTCTGCTTGACCCTGTACAGGCTGGGAAGGTATTTTTACGTTGGTATTTAAAAGCTCTCTATCACCTTTAGAGAGTTTTTTATCACCTAAATCTGAAAGCATTGTATCTTTAGGAGAGAAGAACGGTACTTCTTCATTTTCACCTTTTAACTTCTTAGGCTTAATATTAACTCTCCTGGCTGGATCGCCTTTCTTAAAAACTTCAGGAACTTCAGGTAGATTAGGATAAGAGCTTATAGGTTTAAGCATTCTAGCTGGAACTGTTACAAAATCCATATACCTACCAGGTGCTATTTCAGATGTAATATCTACATTAAACTCAGTACCATTATAATCAGTGTTACCTGCACCTTGAACAGCAGGTAGAACGCTTTTAATAGATGATACTCTTAAGTTTAAACCACTTTTTGCCATAGATTGTATCTTTTCCTTAGTATTTTCACCTAATCCCTTATACCACGGGTCAGTAAATGCACCTTCTCTGAATACAACTACATCTCCAGCTAATAACCCACCTATTGTGTATCTCTGCATTGCAGATTCATATAATTCGACAAAATTACGCTTCATTTTAAATTATTTATTCTTTATACTATGAATAAAACTGATTTTAAAAGAATAAAAATGATATAAATAATAACGTGGCTACTATTAAAATAGAATCAGTTGCTCAACTAGAGAAATCACAAAGTAGCTTTACTTATACGGATTTAAAGCTAGATCTTGAATTTGACTATACTAAAAATAATGAACTTCTTAAGCGAAAAGAAATTAAAGATATTAAAATAGACTATGACTACGCAGCAATAAGAAATTCAATATTTAATCTGCTAAATACAGTACCTGGCCAGAGAATATTAAACCCATATTTTGGGGTTAACCTTCAAAAATATCTTTTTAATAGAGTTACCGAAATACAAGCCATGAATATCGGAAATGATATAGTTCAAGCTATTTCAAAATTCGAACCTAGAGTAGTTGTACAGAATGTTAATGTTGAGGTGGATGAAGTAAATCAGCAATATAATATTTTATTAACTTTAGGGCTGGTAGGTATTGATACAACTTCTAGCTTTAGACTAGTAGGAACATTAAGTAATTCAGGATTATTCTTTAACTAATATGGCAACATCATTTAACAACTTTGATATAACACCGACGGGGTATGTTGCGTTCGACGCATTAAGTCTCAAGAGCTTAATTAATGCTCGATTAAACAGCAAAAACTTTTTTACTGATCAAAATTTTGAAGGAAGTAATATATCTTCAATTATTGATATTGTAGCTTATGCTTACCATGTATTAATGTTTTATTTGAACCGTACTAGTTCTGAAAGTACTTTTACAACCGCTGAATTGTATGAAAATATTAATAAAATTGTAAAGCTTATAAATTACAATCCTACAGGCTATCAAACAGCAATTCTTTCCTTTTTAGCTACAGCATCAGATAGCCTACCAATAAACATTTACACTATACCTAGGTATTCGTACTTTACCCTTAATGGTGTCAATTATGCTTTTAATAGGGACGTTACTTTTTCGAAAAATCTTTCATCTTCTGAAACTCTAACCGACTTACAAGAAAATAATTTATTATTTCAAGGCATATATAACGAATATCCTGCATATACAGCTACGGGTGAACCTTTTGAGATACTTACCATTACAGTTACTGACCCCAACGGTGCAAATGTAATTATAGACCATTTTAATATAGATGTATATGTAAAAGATAATTCTTTAACAACACCAGTATGGACAAAATGGGAACCGACGCAATCGTTATTCTTAGAAAAATCAAATACACAAAAATTTGAAATAAGATTAAACGAAAACCAAAGATA